TGATTGTGAACAACTTCTTCGGGGTTGTCGTAGGTGTTGCAGACATAGCAATAGGTGTGACCATCGGAGTACAACGAGTTGCCATCCGATGATCCACAATGCTCACAAGGCAAGTGCCTGACGAACTCGCTCGTGCAGTCGTTCGTACTCATTGACTTGACCTTTGTGGTATTCACACCAATCTTTGAGAGCCAGTAGAAAACCTTTGACTAGGTTGTCGCCATACTCAGGAGAATCAGCCTGGGCATCAGCCACAAAGTCCTGAAAGAAATGCTCGGCATAATATTCAGGAGTGCCGTAGTAGTTGCTTACGTTAGCCATGTGATTGGGATGGAGTGGAATGCACACCACATAAACCCGTGCTTCTCAGCCCAGGCTGCATAGGTGGTTTTGGAGCCTTTGTTGATCTTGTTATATGGTGCTTGAAAGACGAAGCGAATATCTAAGTCTGGATTGCTCTTCTTGACTTCGATCATCTTGCGTCGATCCTCAGTGGTCAGCCTGCCCTTGGTCTCTAAGTAGATGCCATTCGGTAGCAGGAAGTCAGGCGTGTAGTTGCACTGCAGGATGTACGGAACCTTGGTCGATTCATATTCAAACTTCACCTTCAAGCTGGTGAGCAGATCAGCGACCTGCTCTTCCAAGCCTGAACGAAACTTCATTCACTCAAAAGTCTTCGTCTTCATCCTTAGTGGATGCGTTGAGCGTCACATTCGGCTCGCTGGCGATGTACCCCTTGGTCTGACCAAACAGGGCAGCCACCTCGGTTTCATCCAGATCACCGGTGTCCACACCAGCCTTAGTCGACAACGAGATCAACTGAATGCCGCTCAGCTTGAGTGAGCTGCCATAGGTGACGTTGTCCTTCAGCACATAGGGCTTCTGTCGGAATGCCAGTTTGACAGTTGCACCGCTGTAGATCGGCGTCGACTCATCCGTGATCGGGGTGCCTTCTGAGTCGACCATAGGCGGGCGAGTGGCGTCATTCCAGCTGAACTTCACTTTGTACTTCCCCGTCGACACCTCCTCCCACGGTTCAGGCTTGAGGGTGGAGCGCTTGGGGTTCTTCAGTTTCGATTCACACCATTTGAGCAGTTCGTCTCGCTCGCTCTCCAGGCGTTCGATCAGAGCTTCATCATCGATGATGGCACTCAACGAGTAACCAAAGTTCGACGGGCGCATCACAGCTTGATAGCCCTCAAGGACCACAGGCTGTTGGGTGACATGCATTGTTTGTGCCATTTAGCAAAAGAAATAGGTGGATTCAATCACGGATTCCGGCTTGAGGTCTCCAATGATCGGCGGTTCAGATTGGGCTCCGATTTGATTAGCCCAGTCTTTGAGATAGTCATGCTCTGCAAACAAATACATGTAGGCTTCCCGTACCAAAGTGGATAGGATTCCCATGTCTGTAGCCCTGCAGAGCACAGAGTCATGAATCAACGCAATCGGTGCATTGAAACGAAGCGTTGCCAGGTGCAACAACGATGCATCAAGGCTGTGAATTAGATTGGGAGCAGTAGCATTCTTGTGGTGATTCAGATCAACTTGATCCGTATCCCCCTCAGCCACTTGCACCTGACAGCGACCGAGCAGTTGTAGCTCGATCCGTTTGATGTTGCGCTTCATCAGCTTCTGAGTGACGACAAACCCTGATGGTGTCGTCCACTCCAGCTCCTGGGCGCCGTTGTTAATCGATTCAGCCACCTCCCGTTCAATCCAATGCATGACTTGCATCGGACCCGGAACGATGAGGTTCATCGCATCTCTGACGGCATTGACGGTGGCAGTGAGATCGTCTTTTTCAATCTCGACGCCCTTCTCCTTCAACGCCTCACGGATGTAACTGCGATTGGAGAACGGTTTGGCGTTGTAAGGAACGGTCATCACGGTGCGCTTGGTCACCTTGCGATCCATGTGTGGCTGCACCGTCTCTGGTACATGGGGCCTAGCAGCCTCTGCAATGACCTTGTAAGCGTCTTGGGGTCTATCACTAGGCAAGACGTTCACAAGGCGTGCTGTAGAGGCATCACGGGCCAATCCAGCGAGGATCTGCAGACCTGAACACGTGGCATCAGAAGCCACCATCAAGCCTGTGTGGTGACGATCGCGCTTGATCACACAGTGGTAGTACTCCTCACAAGCTGCCAGGAACTGCCAAGGTTCTTCGGCAGCTTCCCATTCGCTGATTGTTCCGATCGGGTCGGTAGCGATGCGGCTGATGAGTTGATGATTGTGAAGCGTCCACGACAGACGCTCATCCATCGTTGCTTTGTCGAGACCATAGGTGGTGGCGACCTGAAAGGCCACCCACTCCTCCGCATCGGAAGTCATGTACGACTCCTCATAAAAGCGCAGCAGACTCTTTCCAAAGTCTGTGTCTTGGGGAGTGAGGAAGGCTGGAATTGGATAAGCCCTACCCCTGTAGTCAAACGACCAAGGGACATAGAACTTCTCTCGATTCTTAAAGATCTCCACCGCATTCATGGTCATGCGGGTGCGGCAGGATTTACGAAACGCCTGAGCATTGAGGTTCATCACCTCAGCAGCCCGGCGCCTGTAGTCCTTGCGGCTGTCGAAATTCTCCGCTATGTCCACCGGTTTGGGCGGCAGCGGCATCTCGACAATGGGAAGAAACTTACCCACCGCCACCTGCTTCTCCAGCAAGGTCTCAGCGACCTCGACAATGAAGGGGTTGAGGCAGTAGGCCACCTTCTGAATCTTGTTCAGAAAGGCGATTGGTGTTTCTCCCTGTATAGATGAGGGCTTGCCCCGCCGCACCATGTGGTGCCCCCGCATCACCTCGTTCAGCAGGTAGCCACCGGCCCGGTCATTGGTCCAGTCGTTGGGCTCGACCAGCATCGGCCAGGCCAGGGGGCTGAACAGCTCCGCCTGGGCCATCACCTCATCCTTGACCTGTAGGAACTCAGGGGTGGGAACGACGTAGTTCTGCCGCTTCTTTCCCTCGTAGCGCATCTCGACCATGAACCAGTGGGAGACCTCGCAGATGCACTCCAGCAACCATCCCCCCAATTGGATCTTGTTGCGGCTGCCCCAGGTATCCCAGTGGGGCACGTCGTAACGGTTCATCAGGGTCTTGATCACCTTGACTTTCTGCTGGGTGCCGATGGCCCGGTGCCAGTAGTTCTCCTGCAGCACCCGCAGCAGGCCCGGCACGTTGGTCTCGTAGTGCCGCAGCATGCACTCGTCCTCGATCGCATGGCCGATGGCCTCGGTCACCTTGGGCACCTGGGCGTTGACCGGCTTGACGCTGAACACCTTGTCGAACAGCACCTTGCAGGCAATGGCAGCAGCAGCTTCCGCTTCCAGGGGGGCCAGGAACTGGTGGATCTCTTTGAACGCTCTGCCGATGTGGCGTTGGTGGATGCGGTCATTGGTGGCGTTGATCCGTTCAGCCACGAGCGGGATCAGGGTCTCGACAGACGACACCCCATAGATCGAGGCGCTGGCATAGGAGCGCTCTTCCATCTGCCTGGTGTTCTCGTGCAGCTTTTGGAGCCCCTGCCTGATTTGCTCCCGTTCCAGTTGGATCTGCTCTTCGATTTGAGCGGGTGTGGGCATAAGCACTAAGTGGTTGAGAAACGTCGCTAGAACCGGTCCTTAGACCTGTACAAATGTGGACACGTTGCAACAAAAAGAAGGCCACCCCTTTCGAGGTGACCTGTCCACGTACGATTGCTTTTAGACGAGCGAACCTGAAACTAGCGCGTCTACCAATTCCGCCACATCCGCGTGGGGATTCCAGCGATTGGACTCGCTGAGATGGGCCGCTTTCAAGCGACGAATAGACCGTAGCACAGGGGGTTGTAGTCGCGCCTAGATGGCAGCCATGGCTTCGGTCAGGGCCGAATCGGTGGCCTTTGCATAACGTAACGTGGTTTCGATTCGCTTATGTCCCATCAGGGCCATCAGCGTGCGGATCGGTGTCCCCGCTTCGGCGTGCCAGGTGGCAAAGCTGTGCCGCAGGGTGTGGAACACGTAGTTCTCATCCTTTGGTATCAGTTTGTTAACTTTGCGAAACGCTCGCAAGAGTTGATCCTTGTCACGCCACTCATCCCCAAACAGGCGCACGTGGCTGCGTGATTGTGAACAACGCGCTTGCAGGATCGGGGCGATGCGCTCGTGAATCGGGATGGCACGAAAGTTGCCAGCCTTGGTTTTCACGACCTCTTCTCCACCGACCAGCACCCGGTTGCTGATCCAGTCCACGTCCTTGCAACGCAACTTCAGAATTTCACCTTGGCGCATGCCCGTGAAGGCTGCAAAGGTGATGATGTCGCGCAGATCCTCTCGCATGAATACGTCCGTGGACAAGTATGCGAGACGATCCACCTCCTCTTTGGTGTAGTAAAGAACCCGACCTTCGTTTTCCTTGCGCCGCCTGAATTTTGGTGGCGTCCCAATCAAACCATCAAACGCACAGTGGTTGAGCACCGTGCTGACAGCGCTGACGACACGGTTGATCGTGGCATCGCTCTTGCCTTCGTCCTCCAGTTCAATCGAGACCTGGGTGACGTTGGGTTGGTTGATCTTGGCAATGGGGAACGACGAACCTCGCAACCGGGTGAAGTGGTTGCAATTGATCATCGCTGTTTTTTTGCCATTGCCGTGGCGCCAGGTGTGACGTGTGGAGAAGGTGTAGTCCATGGCTGCACCCCACGTTTTAATCTCCATACAGAAGCTCCTCGATTTGTTTGACCATTTGCTCACCTTTGGGAGTGAGCTTAAGAAGTTGTCTGCGTCGGTTGGTTGGGTCCACCTCCTTGGTGATCAGGTCCATGCCCGGCTTGTTCAGCCGGTGGATTTTGGAGAGCCAGTCCGTGTTGCGACTGCCGGAAGCGGTGCTGAAGTCGAGTTCTTCTTCCATCGCTTGTTTGTGGCAGTTGTTGTGACTCGCAACGTAGAGAAACGTTGCCATCACCTGGCCTGGCACCTCCCGGTCAAGCAACCGCATCAGTTGGATGACCTTGAGCAGCCGCTCGATCTGTGGGTTGGTGAGTTGATGGCGGAGTGGATCCACGTGAGCGTCTGCGACATTCCCATTCTAAACAAAGAATGCCCAAGTGGACACATACCGTGTCTCGTTCGACCCAAAGATCCCAAAATGCTTCTGATGTGAGACCGATATACAGCGGTCCTGCAGCAAACAACGTCACTAAGCCTCCGTAGCTAGGACAAATGTATCATCCGCCAGCTGCTCTTGCATCAAAGCAGTGAGCTCCCATTTATGCGGGTGATGCATAACGGAGTGGATGAGCTGCTGCAGCCTGCGTTCATAGGTCGAACTACTCATCAATGCCTTCTGTGATGAGCTGATGAATGGAGTCGTGGTCACAAACAAGAATCTCAATGTCGGGTGTATGGAGTAACTCGTATACCTTTTTCTGTGCGTCCTTGTGGCGTTGGTAAATGTATTCTTTTACCTTGCCAGTCTTGTTATTCTGGGAACGAATGATGCAACAAACCGATGAGGGAAGCTCCCAATTACAAAGCTTCCATTCCATCACCTCATCAAAGGTATGAGGGAGAAACATGTCATCAGGTGCGTCTTTGTAGTTCTGCCAGTTGTTAGGAAAGTACTTTTTATTCCCACTCATCGTGTATCCTTACGTTGATAAGTTTATCGTTACGTTCATGGGACAATTCCAATGCAGCCCAAGCAGCGTCCTCAGAATTGGGTGCTAGCAAGTATCTAGTACCTGAACCCAATGTGACGGCGTACACATGCAACGGGTGGTGTGAAGCAGTGAGCATGTTTAGGGGGTATCCTTGGTAGGTTTGGGTTTGCGTGGTGTACGTGTGACTGGTTTTGTCTCAGTTGGTGTGGGTTCTTCCTTCATCAGTGCCAGCATCTTTTGCCGCAGCTCTTTGTACTGCGCTGTATACTTATGCTCAGGGAAGTAATACAACCAACATTCGACTGCGTTAAGCAACAACCAGTCTTCTGATTTGATCTCGTCCATGTGTGTAAGTTGGTGGAATTGATTAGGGCGAGGTGCGTTCAGCTTTTGCAAGAGTTTGCTCTACTTGGTGCAGTAGATCCTGCATGTAGGGTTTCCACACCTCAGCACCATGTGCCGTGGGACCATAACAACTGCGAAACAACAAGGTGTTGCGAATCAAGTTCAACTGTTCACGGGTGACATAGAGTGCGACTTGATTAGCACTGTCACTCATTGTCTGTGCCCCTTACGCTTAGCCTCCTCAATCCTCTTTAGTTCTTGAGTCAACATCCATTCCGGGAATGTTTGCCGCTTTGGTGGACGTTTGCGTGTGGCAAATAGGCTGCTGCGCTGCGGCCCTACTTTGCGACCAGTTGCTTTCATACAGGGTGCGTCCTTGTGGTGAT